CTTCTGTTTCTACATCTATGCAATCGGTTTTGTATTTGCATTAGGATTAGAACAAGTTCTTAAGTTCAGACCTTTATCTGTTGATTCTACAATGAATGAAAGAAACATGTTCATTGTTCAAACTAATAGGAAGTATCTATGGAGACAAACATGGGTAGTCAATATAAACTGGTTCGTATGTAACCTAGGTTTATACTTCTTATCAAGAAACATGCAAGCACCTGTAGGAGATACTTTTTGGCAAGGAATGTAGGTCTATTGATATTAAGAATAGCAATAGGAACAATGCTGATTCATCATGGTTATGAGAAAACAGCAGACATAAACAATTTCGCAGACGCATTTGTAAGACCTATTGGATTTCCATTTCCAATAATATCATCTTACATAGCAGCATACTCTGAGATCTATGGTAGTTGGTTAGTGATAGCAGGACTATTCACAAGACTTGCAGCACTATCAATCGTAGGCACAATAGGAGTAGCAATATATCACGCTATCGTGACAGCAGGATTCAACATATACCTACTGGAACTTTTGATACTATACATCGGAGGAGCATCGTGCATCCTTTTACTAGGTGGAGGAGACTTTTCTATTGACAGACTACTAAAGAAGTTTGGTATCAAATTTAAGAAACCCCATATACCTTTTACGTAAAGTGATTACTACATCTGGACATATATTTCATATGGTTATTACCATACTAAGTGGCACAATTGTAACAACAAGCTTGTGCCTAGTGATGATGTATGCTATGATGGACGATAAATAAGACTACCCCTATGACAATTCGTATGAGAGATGACATTCTTGCTAATCAAATCACATACTATAATGGTTTAATAGCGAAGCATAAACAGAATGTTGAGATCTACCTTAATAATCCTGTTGGTATAGGAGAACATCCAGATGTTATGGCAGCAATAGAAGCAGAGATAACGTCTATAGCACAGGCACACGAAAAGATAGAGGTAATAAATCACTATTTCTTGAACAGGTAATATGGCACTAGCAGCAGACTTAAAGGAAGGAACCAAGAAGTCTCACTCTGCAGCAGAGAACACTAAGTTCGTTGCAGGATTCCTTCGTGGTGTGGTAGATGAAGAGTCTTATAGAAAACTTATACAAGACTTTTACTTTATCTACTCAGCATTAGAAGAGGAGATGGAGAGATTAGAAGACGATACATTTTTAAGTCCTATCAACTTCTCGGAGTTAGATAGGGTAAAGTCATTGAAGAAAGACTTACGTTATTACTACGGTCCTAATTGGAACCAGACTATCAAACCATCTCAAGCATGTGTACAATATGTTGAGAGGATACATGAGGTAGCAGATAGTAATGAACCATACTTATTAGTAGGACATCATTACACTAGGTATCTTGGTGACCTATCTGGTGGGCAGATATTAAAGACAATAGCAGAGAAGGCATTGGACTTACCACAAGGTGAAGGTCTAAACTTTTATGAATTTGATATCGCTGACAAGAAGGCATTCAAAACTAAATATAGAGAAGCACTTGACACTCTTACTACAGATGAGAGTATTATTAATGCTATAATAACGGAAGCAAACTATGCGTTCCGTCTTAACATGTATGTTTTTGACGAGATCAAATCAACGGATCCTTATCCTGCGATGACAGCGATCAAAGGGTTCTGGAAATTTCTATTAGGAACTATCAACAAATGAAATACTTTCACATCTATATTAACGAGAGGTGTTTGTTTAAAAATTTAAACCAAGAAGAGTTTGATTTAATATGGGGAAGGATATATCGCTCATATTTTAGAGAGGAGTTGACATACGTAGAATGTATAGATGATGCATGTATTAAGGGAGAAATTGCAGAGCATTCTTATTGAGTAGAATTACTCATTGACAAAATTGTAAAGAAAACGTAATATAAATAACGTTAGGTGTTGTTTTCCACACCTACTACAAAGGACTCGAAAGTATCGCCATCCATTGTACAACTGCTCTCAAACCAAGACCTATAGGCAGTATAATACTTCGTCTTTCATATCCAGTAGTGAGGGATTACTGGAAATAAGTTTCGCATCTTCCCTGATGCCCTACTTAACGTCTTACTAATGACAACTCTTTCAACTCAATCCCGCAGATCAGGCGGTCTCCTAGCAGGGTGGCCAGAATTCTGTGAGTGGGTAACATCAACAAACAACAGAATTTATGTTGGTTGGTTTGGTGTTCTAATGATTCCATGCTTACTCACAGCAGCAGCATGCTTCATCGTTGCATTCATTGCAGCACCTCCTGTCGACATCGACGGAATCAGAGAACCAGTAGCGGGTTCTTTCTTATATGGTAACAACATCATCTCTGGTGCAGTTGTTCCATCATCAAACGCTATCGGACTACACTTCTACCCAATCTGGGAAGCAGCAACTGTTGATGAATGGTTGTATAACGGTGGTCCTTATCAATTGGTTATTTTCCACTTCCTAATCGGAATTTCTGCTTACATGGGCAGACAGTGGGAATTATCATATAGATTAGGAATGAGACCTTGGATATGTGTAGCATATTCAGCACCTGTATCTGCAGCATTTGCAGTATTCTTAGTGTATCCTTTCGGTCAGGGTTCTTTCTCAGACGGAATGCCACTAGGTATCTCAGGTACGTTCAACTTCATGTTCGTGTTCCAAGCAGAACACAACATACTAATGCACCCATTCCACATGGCTGGTGTTGCTGGTATGTTCGGTGGAGCATTATTCTCCGCAATGCATGGTTCACTCGTCACTTCATCTCTAATCAAAGAGACAACAGAAGAAGAGTCACAGAACTATGGTTACAAATTTGGACAAGAAGAAGAGACATACAACATCGTAGCTGCACACGGTTACTTTGGTCGTCTTATCTTCCAATATGCAAGTTTCAACAACTCAAGAAGTCTTCACTTCTTCTTAGCAGTATTTCCAGTTGTATGTGTATGGTTAACCTCTATGGGTATCTGTACAATGGCATTCAACTTAAATGGATTTAACTTCAACCAATCAGTTGTAGATGCTAACGGTAAAATCGTTCCAACATGGGGCGACGTGTTGAACAGAGCAAACTTAGGTATGGAAGTTATGCATGAAAGAAATGCACACAACTTCCCACTAGACCTTGCATCAGCAGAGTCTTCTACAGTTGCTTTAACTGCACCAACAATCGGTTAATAAATACGATTGAGACCTTTCGTGCGGTCTCTACAATCGGAACTACTCAAGACCCCTTTACAGGGGTCTTTTTTTGTGTTATATTGACAAAACAAAGATTTTTTTAAATATGAAAATTTTTCTTGACACAGCAGATGTAGACCTAATAGAACAATATTATGGCACTGGATTGATTGATGGTGTCACGACTAATCCAACTCTAATTAAAAAGAGTGGATACGACCCAGAGGAGGTTTATAGAAAGATTGCACTCATTGGTGTTGATGATATCAGCATGGAGATTGTGACAGATGACTCATATGAGTTTCTTAAGGAAGGTCGTAGACTCAAAGAGAAATTTGGTGAAATCACAACAATCAAAGTGCCTTGCACACCCGAAGGCCTAAAGGGTTGTAAACTCCTCTCAAAGGAGGGAATCCGAGTAAATGTTACTTTGATATTTAGTGCTGCCCAAGCGGTCTTGGCGTCGAAGGCAGGCGCTGCCTACGTCTCGCCTTTCGTGGGTCGAGTTGATGATAATTCATTTGATGGTTTGAGGTCTGATCAAAGAGATCGCAGACATCTATGAAAAACAGTCGAGACTATATAATTTTGTTGACACAGAGATTCTATCTGCATCGATAAGAAATGTGGGTAGTGTGAGTAAGTCTTTTGAATACGGTGCAGGCATTGTTACCATGCCTCCATCAGTGTTTGAAAAGATGTATAATCATATTCTAACTGACAAAGGTTTGGAACTTTTCCAAACAGATTGGGAAGCAGTAAACGTACTTAAAATTTAAATGATTACACCAAGAGTAAAATTTGAAAAACAATTTGGTGAAGGCGTAGACCCTTGGCATGCAAAGGCAGAGAGGTGGGCAAAGAAACAAAAGTTTCCCATCTCTTTTCTTGCATTAGGACTTATTGAATATCTCAAAAAAGTATGGGTTAATGTTAAAATTGAAAACACCATGAGAAGTGTTGATGCTGATATTGAAAAGATTCATGAACTTTGGGATGAAGAAGAAACAACACACAGAATGAACGTCATTGCACAAAACGGAAACGATGGATTACATTATTCACAAGAACCTTCTGAAGTGAAGGGACTTGACAACTTTGAGATTCGTAATAATATGATCGAGGAGGATTAATGAAATTTACCTTGTATTCCAAAGAGGGATGTTCTTATTGCGAAAAAGCAAAAAGACTTTTAGAATTGGCGAAAGTTGAGTATCGAGTTTATAAACTTGGTATTGACTTTACTAAGGAACAATTCATTTCTGAATTTGGTTATGGGTCATCATTCCCAAGAATACTTGCGGATGACAAATTAATTGGTGGATGTTTAGATACATTCAGATATCTAGAGGAGAAAAACTTAGTTTAATGGAAGACATTTACACAATCGTAGATAAGGCAATTGATGTTGCATTTGAAGAACAAAAGTTTCATCTTAAGTTCTATGATTTTATGAAGTCCTGTAAAACAACAGGAGTAGGAGCGAAGGAGTTTAATCAAAGTTCAACTGCAAAAGAGTTGACTGACTTGGTTGATGACCTGAGTAAATATATCAAGGGTGGAAAAGATGGTGAACATCAAATCCTAAGAGAGGCATACGGTCATCTTGGAAAACCAAAAGCAAGAAAGATTAAAGATTACTTCAATGTAATCTTGGAAGATGCTAAGAGATACGAAAAAGAAAGAAGAAGAGGGAGACGTAAAACTACAACTAAATAAATCAAGTACAAGAGGTAATGTGTTAACACTCGCTCTAACTCTCGGCACTTTAATATCAGTGCTTTTTCTCTTTGTTGGTGGTATAATAGGATGGTTATACAAACAACATCAACAAAGAACTGACATTTCTGAGATGCATCCTGAGATGTATGACCTTAAAGGTAATGTCATTCCAGACGAAATCATTGCCTTTCGATTTGAAAACTTAAATTTTGATAGTGAAATTGACGACGAATTATGACTACTACACATCCTACATTAGGAGAAAATAGATTGCCAAGGAATCCTCTTTTAAGTGAGGTATTGGCATTAGTATCAAAACAAAAAACAAAAGCAAAAAAGATTCAAACTCTTAAACAGTATGAATCTCTACATCTTAAGTCTGTTTTGATTTGGAATTTTGATGAGTCTGTGAAGTCGATGCTTCCAGATGGCGATGTTCCATTCAAAAAGAATGATGCACCAGCTGGAACCGAACATCTGCACCTTGCATATGAGTGGAAAAAGTTGTATAATTTTGTTAAAGGTGGGAATGATGTTCTTCGACCTATGAAAAGAGAACAACTTTTTATGCAACTCTTAGAAGGTCTTCATCCAGATGAGGCAGAAATCATTTGCTTGGTGAAAGACAAAAATCTAAAGAAGAAATACAAGTTAACTCGTGCCGTAGTTGAGGAAGCATTTCCTGATATACAATGGGGTAATCGAAGTTAACATGGCTAAAACAAAAACCAGAGACGAAGTGATGTCTGAAGCTTATTGGACACCAAAAGAAAAAGAAGATATGAATAGTAAGTATTCAACAAATCTTCTTAAAGAGAATTGCAATCAGGAGGAACTCAGCGATAAGAGTTGGCCTTCTGATGCATATGTTGTGACTTATAAAATTGACGATGGAGTTCGTAAGGATCTCGTTCGTTGTCATGCTAAGGTTAATATCTTTGACATGTACTATGATAAGTTTGGGCCAGCGTCTCTTATAAGTATTGAATATGGGCCTGGAATTGCAAGTCCAAAAACATGGGGTGCTCCAGCACCAAACAAACCTAAGAAGAGAGTGAGGAGAAACTCATGAGTGACGAACTTCGCAATCAAATAAATGACATCATTGAAGGAGAGATTCAACTTGGAATTAACGAATTTTTGGAAGAGAAACAGAAAAAAGAAGCTGATCAGGGATTGGGTTTTGTCACTTCAGAAGAAGCAAAAAAACTTAAAGTAAAAGTGTCAAACAATGAAATAGATAAGATCATTAAAGAGTATAAAAAAATTAAGAAAAGAGAAAAGTCTAATTTGCATCAAGTTAAAAAATTAGGACTAGTCGATAAACATGGGAGGCCAC